GTAGTAGTCGTAGTGGTAGTAGTCGTACTCCACAATCCCACGGCTATCTCGACTACTACTTGACTATCTCTTAACTTAGTAAGTCCTCTTCCTCCAAGACCTACTTCGATGGCTGTTTGACTATCTTTTAACTTAGTCGGACCGATTCCTCCTACTCCGATCTCGACTGCTACTTGTGTGTCTCTTACTGCTTTTGGGATACTCTCTGCAATTAAGAGTACTGTTTGATAGTTTCTTACTCTAGACTGTGCTGACTCGGCGTATAAAACTACTGTTTGGTAATTTCTTACTTTTGATTGCGCTGACTCGGCATATAGAGTAACGCACTGAGCAAGTTTAACAGTAGGCATCGCGTCTCTTTACACCGTAGTAGTGGTAGTAGTAGAAAGTCCAGTTATCTGTAATCCGAACTCCACTGCTTCCGCTTCTGCCGGAGTCCACGGACTACCCGTGTTAGGATTGTTCTCCCAAATTGCGGGCACTAACGTCGCTCCTGCACTCAAATACTCCTCGTCCGTTGTATAGTCACTTCCTCCGGTCCTGACTAGCCCTTTTATTTTTGTAGCTAGCTGTCCTGTTTTCACTACTCTGTTGTTTACTTGAACTCCTTTTATAGCCCCTACAAGACTAGGACTCGGTGTACCAGTATAACTCTCCTTATCATTAAGAGCAGAGCCTTCATTATAGTCAGTATCCACAGGAGGTATCTCGTCTACTAGTGCATAGTGATCACTTCCTGTAGACGGATCAAAATCTGTATGAGTCCCGTCCGTATCGGGTACTACTGTATGTATGACCATCTCTCCTAGAAAGGAATCTGCTACATACAGATTATCAATCATGTATGTATTTGTCGAGGCATTATAAAGACGCACTACCTCAATAACCTCACTATCCCGTTGATAGTCTCCTGTAGCATCCGATACTACCTCCTCTCCATTTACTCTAACCGAGACAGAAGTATTAAGAACTAATTTGACCTCTATAAAAAACCAAGTATCGGTATTAAGAGGATTACTAGCAGTAGCCTTCAATGTACCCGTAGCGTCCCTAATTTCCAAATACCCCCCTGCATTGGGATTGATCTTTACATGATAATTTCCAAATCCAGATGCTCCATGCATTTGGATAAGATCGCTAGAATTAACAGTAGATGGCATATAAACATGATAGCCTACTACTACTGTTCCAGATGAAGGAGGAGTTATACCAATCTCTAGCGGCTGCCTATAACCAAGTTCCAAGTAGTAACCCGAACCGGAGAGAGTATCAGGAGTAGCATTTTGAAATGAGCCACTTGAATTTGGATACTTCGTATGCACATCCATCTTGGTCTCATCAGCTCCATAGGAGTCAAATCCCTCTAAAAGATATATAGTCATTGTTTACTCCTAAACTGTTGTAGTAGTCGTAGTAGTGCTTAAACTAGTTATCTCTACTCCAAACTCTGCATTATCTATGTCGCTTTTCTTCCACGGGTTGCTAGTGTCTGGATTATTCTCCCATATGTCTGTAAAGAAATTATAACCAGTTGATAAAAATCTTTCTGTACTAGCTAAGTAATCTGTACCTCCGACTCGTACTAAATTTTTAATTCCACAAGTCGCTACATCTGTCTTCTTTGCGTATTGAGTTAATTGTACTCCAACTATCTCCCCGTCGAGTCCAGTAGTAGGTATACCAAAACTCTCTTGATCTCCTTTATCTTTTCCTTCTACATAAGTAGTATCATCGTCTGGCGAGGTATCGTCTACTTCTACATAATGACTTCCTGCTCCCTGGGGAGTAAAATCAGTATGAGTACCGTCACTGTCAGGAAGTTTTGTTACTACCTTTATGTCTCCTAAAAATCCAGCATCGTCAATATAAAGATCATCATACCAGCATTCTATAGACGAGTAAATAGCAGAAAAAGCGACTGAAGCAATATTAGTGTTAACTCCTGCGTGAAAGGTATCCTGATTCGTAAGATTTAACTCCTCGCCTCCATCTACTTTTAATATTACTTCTCCTACACTATTGTCTATTTTAGCATAGCATTCTATGTAGTGCCAAGTCTGCTGACTGATAATACCGGGATCGGTACTACCTAGTAGAGTAGACGATCTATATACACTAATGCCAAAAGAAGGATTGATATAAAATGCCACATGAATAGCAGTATCCGAGAAAATCCCCCAAGTGAAGTAAGTACTTGTAATAGTCGGGACATTAATCTCCTCTATATAAAAAGCGAATCCCATCCAAATAGTAGGAGTATCTGTTCCTTGGAAATAAAGAAAATCAGTACTAGAGCTCATTTGGATGCACCCGCCTCCAAATCTCCCTGAACTAGTAAGAGGAGTCGGGGAAGTATCGTACCCTGCCCCTTTCAGGCCCGCCTGACTAGCAGTACTGTAGTGATCAAATCCCTCTAATAATACTAATGCCATTGTTACTCCTAAACTGTTGTAGTAGTCGTAGTGGTAGTCGTAGTAGTCAACAACTTTACTCCAAAGTAGTCGCACCACCCGTCATAACTGTAGTTAGCTAATCCTACTGCACCGCTGCTAGTCAATGGACTTGGATCGGTATAATCAATATCCCAAGTCCCATGCTCGCTACTCCCATCATCCCATATTCTCGCTTTAATGCCACTTCCTACAAATCTCGCTCTTACCCAGTAGTAAGTATCTGTTGTCATTGTATGAGAATGGCTGGCTAGATCACTAGAGCCCGTCCCCGCATTATATCTCCTAAGTAGTATAGCATTAGAATTATCGTCTAACCATAGAGCATATCCCGTCTCGTTGGTACTTCCTCCAGCCAGTCTACAAGCAGGTCCAATCAGATAACTACCAGTGGAAGTCCACTGTAATTTACATAGGATCTCTACATTGAGTTTACTTCCTATATCATCCCACGAGCATGCACATCTGCTACTCAGTACTGATTTATCAAAGTAGAGTTGTTTACCTCCTATGTCTCCACTTGCAATGTCTAGAGAGAAATCTCCTGTATGCCAATGCTCTGACCAGTCTCCAGGAGTTACTCCAATAGTATACTCTGAAAAATCTGTCTCATAGTCGAAGTACGGTAAGGTCGTAGTCGTTGTAGTACTCGTAGTCGTTGTAGTACTCGTAGTCGTTGTAGTTGTAGTTGAAGCATTGTCTCCCTGGGCACCATACATCTTTATCTCTGCCATAGAGACATTACCGGAGGCATTACCCGTACAGTTCATCCGATAATGCTTGTAGTAATTTGCATTGAAGAACTCAAAACTTCTGGTCTCTGATTGAGTCCACGCTACTAGTCCTACTACTGATAGTAAGGTATCCTCTTCTCCAGAGAAGTCGCCTGTATTACTTCCCTCTATTGTAAAAGTTCCTGGTCCTTCGTAGTAATAGATATCACTTCTTGAGGTAATGCTTACTTTATTTATTTTTCTTCCAACTACAAAATTTACTTCCCACCATTGGGGAGGCCCACTACTAGATACCCACATAGTACCTGTATTGCCGTCTACTGCATACTCACTAGCATTACCCGCTGAATACTGAGAGCTAGCATCGCTGTCTTCTCCTTGAGCCATTTCTGCCCCGTAGTCATCATACGGAGGCCATCCTGAGAGTACCTCGTAACTAGCAGGGATAAGTTCTAAATCTTGAATACTTAGATTACCTCCACCATCGTTTGCAGTAACGTCTAGCCTAAAGTAAGTATAAGCAGTAGTATTTTCAAACTCCCATTCTCTAGTTTCACTAGCGCTCCATCCAGTCGATCCGGTTACTGTAAGTAAAGTATCCTCCTCTCCGCTGAAGCTCCCTGTATTACTCGCTTCAAGAGTAAAGTCTTTTGGATACTCCGTAAGATAATTAGTCCCGCTAGTCAGAGTAAGTTTTCTAGGAACTCGTCCAGTAGGACACTTTATCTCCAACCATCCCGAACTACCATTAATTACGCATTTAGTAGAGCTACTACCGTCTATTGCCTGAGCAGCGTAGTAATTAGAATACCGACTAGAGCAAGATACTTCATAGGTCATATCACTTGGAAAAGTGAAGTCTGATCCATAGGATACCGTGGTGGTCGTTACGGTAGTAGTGGTAGTCGTGCCAGTCGTGCTAGTCGTGCTAGTCGATGTGGTACTCGTAGTGCTTACATATGCCCCTCGTACTAGTCTAACATCCACGTATCCTTGACTAGTGAACTTTCCTGAATAGGGAGTCCACCCCAATGCTTCGATTGCACTTAAGTTCCCTGCGGTTTTATAATAAATTGAAACATTGTCTCCGGTCTGATACTTATTTAATTGAATAGTAGCTTGCCCCGTACCATACCACCAGGGATTTACTAGTTGCTTATATTGATTATTATAAAACCTTAATTGCTCGCTGTCTCCACTACCTAACGTGGTGGCACTGCCTCCCCACTCACCTGTAAAATCTTCAGTGTGGTCCTCTGTTACTCCTGTATCATGACCATAGCACACGCTCCCATGAATAGTGGTGGTAGTTGTACTAGTCGTGGTTGTACTAGTCGTGGTTGTACTAGTCGTGGTTGTTGTGGTCGGGGTGGTTAGTACTTCCAGCGCTATCTGAGTTACTCGACCTGTAGGAACAGTCCCGCCCGTTAGTACTTCTGCCGCTACCTGAGTTACTCTCCCGTCTGGATCAACCCCGCCCGTCAGTACTTCTGCTACTACTTGAGTGGTTCTTACCTGATCTAAATTTTGAAGTACTTCTACTGCTACTTGACTTATTCTAGCTTTGGAAAAATCCCTTGTAAGTACTTCAACTACTGTCTGACTTACTCTAGCTTTGGAGTAGTCCTTAGTTAGTACCTCTACAGCAGTTTGGGATATTCGAGCAGTTGGCATAGTTACTCGTTAAACCGTTGTGGTAGTTGTAGACATTGCGGTGATCTCTATCCCAAACTCTGCCGCATCTAATCCAGCCTGAGTCCACGGACTGCTCGTATCGGGATCGTTTTCCCACATACTCACAGTATAATCATAACTAGTGGATTGATTCTTCTCTTCTGTACTTAGATAATCTGTACCTCCTGATTTGACTAGGTCTTTTGTTTTTACTATTAAGTCTCCTGTCTTCCTCGCATAGTTATTTAACTGTACTCCTATTATCGGGCCGTTGATACTTGAAGTAATTCCATAAGAGTCTTTATCTCCATCGTCTGATGCCTCGTTGTAAGTAGTGTCTTCGTCTGGAGTAGTCTCGTCTACATTCTCATAGTTACTACCTGCGGAGGGTGTAAAGTTAGTATAACCATTAGAAGTAGGCATGAATGTTCTCACTCTACAATCTCCGTGAAACTGCGAGTCGTCTACATACATATCATCATAATAAGCAGATCTCTCATAATTAATAGATGTAAAATATAGCAGACGGGTGTAGTCTCCGGCGGTATACTGAGTATCTATACCCGTCTCATTCATGACTACTTCTTCATTTATCTTCATAACTACTTCTCCTGCGGTGGCGTGAACTACTATCTTCATTTCAAAATAGAACCACTGTAGGTCAGGAAATACTCCAGCAGAAGTACTACCTAAAAGAGAGTTTCCATCGTCGTACACATTAATAGAGTAGTCACTCATTACAGATAGTTTAAGGTTTCTGTTAATATTCTCGTCATAAGTAGAGATCCAATAATGTGCATAAGTACCTTCTCCGTATCCTACAGGAATACCTACTTCTACTTTCTTACAAGCTATCCCAAAATATATTGTAGATAGAGTATTGTCTCCACCGAGTTCTTTTCTTATTGAATCAAAACGTCCACCACATTCTCCTCCTTTCCCATCGAACCTCGCGTAGGATGTACCAACGCTTGCTCCATAACCCAAGGCCCAACCTTTTAATGCTGCTGCGTCTGTGTCTAAGTGGTCAAACCCCTCCATAAATAATAAAGTCATCCTATACTCCTTAAACTGTAGTAGTCGTAGTACTCTGTACCGCTGCTAGTTGATAACCTACTTCCATAGCATCTATGTCTGCTACTTCCCAATCCTGCGAGTCATCTGGATTATCCTCTAGTACACTTCCTTCCTTCACATCATAAGATAAACTTAAGGTGTTCTTTACCTCATCATACTTTGAAGAGTTGACTATAACAAAATTTTTGAGTGACCTAAATCCTGCTCCTTCTTTTTTAGCAATGACTCTAGTTTTCACTCCATGTACCGATACCTGACTGTCCGGCAAGTCACCCATAGCATACGAGTCTTGACTGTCTACTACTCCTGTCGAATTATAAGTAGTATCATCGTCTGGAGTCGTATCGTCTACGTTCTCGTAGTTACTACCTTCGGACGGAGTGAACTCAGTATGGGTTCCTGCACCATCAGGAAGTAAAGTCCTTACTACTACTTCTCCTAAGAAGTCGTTATTCTTACTGCCTTGATCATCACAAAGGTATAAGTCATCATGGTAGCAAGAACTACCATACCCGCCCATGAGACGAATATAATCCATTCCGGGAGTGCTCTCCTGTTGTAAGTCTACTCCACTTCCGGACATTATAGTAGCACCATCTACTCTTATCTCGTAGTCACTAGAGTTTGTACACGAGAGTTTTATTTCCAAGTAGTGCCACTGGTTTACCGTCCATATATCTGCACTAGAGGTGTCTAGTAGTGTATCTCCGGTGTCTCCTCGCCATAGCTCAAATGCTCCTCCTTCTATAGGGCGAACTGTAGCTTGTCTCCCTTCGCTATTGTAAAAGGCTACTCCCCAATAGTAATCAACATCCTCACGATCATATCTAAAAGCAACTCCACAAATTATATAGTTACTTCCAACATCTTCTCCAACAGCGATACCACAGTATGCTCCCGAGCCAGCAGAAGTTCTAGCACTGCCACCGTAACCATATCTAGTTACTGTAGAGTACGATAATGAGTTATAAGCAAAAACATGGTCCTGTAGTAAGGCAGTAGTAAGAAAATCAAAACCTTCAAATAGTAGTAAAGACATTGTTACTCCTATACCGTTGTCGTGGTAGTAGTCGTCGTAGAGGTCGTAGAGGTCGTAGTTGTACTAGTCGTGGTTGTAGTGGTTGTAGTACTAGGAGATAAGTAGTCCTCTACCATTACATTCCCACCAAGGAGAATGGTATCACTCGCTGTAGCTACCCCTAAAAACTGAATATCACTATCTGGCCTCGTCTGAGTCATACTACCACCAGTGTCTCCGAGATATACAGGTCTCCCGATCTTAGCGAAATTAAAACCAGTATACGTCATAGGTCCGACTCGCTGCACTCTGATCTGTTCGTCTACTAGTCCACTCTCAACTGCAATCCCTATTGCTGGCTTTCTCTCTGAGTCGCTGCCTCGCCTAGCTAACCATCCAGCACCTCCAGGAAGTATAGCTACCGGCTGTCCTTGTCCGACATTCTCTCCAAGAGTAACTAGCAGTCTCGTATGAAGATGCAAGTCGAAGTCATCAATATTATCATCCATAATCCCATTCCATCCAGAAGTACCGATGGAGACATTTTCAAAACCATATTTATCGGTAGCCATAATTACTCCTAAACTGTAGTCGTTGTCGTGGTAGTAGTGGTGGTCGTTGAGGTAGTACTAGTAGAGGTCGTAGAAGTCGTTGTGGTCGTAGTAGTCAATGTACCACTCTTCCTGATCAGCAAGTCAGTAGTATCTGACTCGTACTCCACCGATCCTGCTCCCACTATAAAATTACTTACCTTCGCTGTTATTTTACTAGGATAGTGTCCATTGTCAGCGAGTATGTTAGCGGCGGTATAAGTGTAGGTCTCCGAAGATAAATCATCAGCAGTTCTGACTAGAGACCCGCCCACATAAAATTTTGCTCTAAAAGATCCTTCGGTCTCGTGTGCCCCGTCTACTACTACTGACGGATCTCCTATACCTGTACCGTCTCCTCTTACTCGACCTGTCCATGTCAGAACTATATCTCCAGGAGTAGGTAATCCATAGTATATCGGCCAGTAATTATCTCCGTTTGCTTTTAGATTTATTACTTCATAGGGAGTGTATGCCTCGCCTGTAAAAGTATGCGTTATTTCTTCGGCACTAGAGAGTGAGCCACTACTACTTCTACTGTATGGAACTACTTTAAAATATCTAGTAGATCCTGTCGTAAACGAGTAATGCTTTACAGGAACTATGGATGCACCCGTAAAATAAAAATTCTCTCCAATAGCATGACTCTTATTGACTGTACCCCACCGACCACGATAAACTCCTGTAAGTCTATACTGAGTAGTAGTAATAGGAGTAATCGTTTGGAATGTTATTATCTCGTCTCCTATTATACAGGTATTCCTCGTCCCCAATAGCTCCGTATAGGAGATACTCTGCAAGCGATCCATATCTTGTTTCGTATCGAAGTTGATTAACATACCAGTGTCCTCGTCGATAGTCGGAGTCACTGGGTATGCTTCTGCTAGTGTTCCCCATACCTGAAAGTAAGCACTATTTTTGAGATTGTAATACTCTGTACCATCCTGACTTAAGTAGATCTGATACCCTAACTCGTTTCCGGTTTTCCTCGGTACTAGAAAGATTAAAGATATCTCTTCTCCAGCTAAAGCATAGGGTGCCTCGACAACATTAACAGGAGTCAACACTGATACTCTATCTGATGGTCTCCGTCTTCGATAGTTTGGAGGTTCTGTATAACTAGTAATTGGCTTAGTAGCATGCACACTCTCTTCTAATGCAGTTACTATTATTCTCTCCGTTCCTACATCCTCTTCTTCTATTCTAACTACTCGACAAATCATTTCTGTGATCCCATACTTGGGATACACAAATTTAAAAGGATCTCCAGGCTGTAGTCGAAAAATATTTCTATTCGCAGGAAATCTGACTCTAGCAACTGGATAGCTCTCCTTAGCAAGTATGTAGTCTCCCTGCCTTACTGCATTCTTATTAACTGTAAACAATCCCATCTTGACAGTACGAGACACTCGCATTCCTTGTATCTCTATGTTTGCATGATCTATACTAGTAGGATTGCCTAGTGCTGCTTTATAATCTACTGCTGGCATTGTTACTCCTAAGTAACTATTTCAATACCACTCTGGAGAGAGTTGATATCTGATTCTGTCCACGCTGCTGTAGTATATGGGTTTATAGTAACAGGGTAGTAATATACTTTCGACCAGTCAGGTACATCAATTATTCTCCCCGAGTCGTAGTTAGTGCTACTTACTCGAATAAACTGCTCTACTTGTTTTCTTCCTGCGTCAGTCTTCCTAAATACTGAGTTACTCTGAATCCCATAAATAGGCTTATTCAAAGAGGGTATACTTTCGTGATGATAGCATTCTCTTACTGGATCTTCTGCCTCGTTATAAGTAGAAAAGTCAATACCCGTATTATACCAATTTCCTGAATACCCTCTAAGTGTGGCATGATCAGCATACGAGTACCAGTGCCTCACTATAGGTTGTACATTCTCATAATTGTCATTACTACTAGGCTCGGGATCGAAATTAATATAGTCTCCATTCGCATTTGGGTAGATGGTGTCTACTCGACAGTCTCCTATGAAATCGTTGGCTACACTGCCTTCTCCATCGAGCACAAAAAGATCGTCAACATAAAACCTATTGTGGAGACCTTTAGCTAACTCGATCTGAGTAACAGAATAGTTTCCCTCGCTGTCTCCTCCTGCCTTATAGGTTTGTATACCTGTTTGATCTATTACAGCAGTCTCGTTTATTCGACACTCCATGCTTCCGCCAGTACCCTCGTCGAATACCCACTTTGCCTCAAGGTGATACCAAGTTCTCTCTTCTACTACATTAATGTCTGAGTAGAAGTCTTGTATTGTCCCCGAAGAGGCACTCATATTCATATTAGAAAAGAAGCTACCTGCTATCATCCTTACTCTACCGTTTTCATCTATAGCTTTTATTCCGCCTATGATATTCTCGTCGTAGTCATAGATAGTTAATATAGGAGACGCTGGTGGCGAATAGCCCGGTACTCCCATAAAAGCGAATCCTACTATTATCGTATTATAGTGAGGCTCGTTGAAGTGTCGAAACATTTGTGTTTGGTAGTATGTACTACCCTGAGTCACATACCCTATCGGCCAATCGTTCTTAGCGGGTCTCCTTAACCAATCAGGGTTGTGTCCTATTCTCATGTCTCCAATATTAAATGCCATCTCCCACTTATACCATAACTGGTAGTCCGTCGAGTACCCCAAATAGGGATCATAGTCTACAGTAGCTAAGTGATCGAAGCCATCACAAAATACTAGCGCCATTTACTTCTCCTATACTGTCGTTGTAGTAGTCCACAGTATTGCAATATCGTCTAGACAAACATACGAGTTAACTCTTATAATCTCTGCTGCTTCTTGATAATACCTAACATACGGTCTACCTTGCCTCACTATCTCTACTACTTCCTGATAATTTCTTATTTTTGGTTTACCTTTTCTTACTACCTCTACTGCCTCTTGGTAGTATCTCAATCCTGCGGGCGGGTATACTCTTTTATTATATTGTACTTGGATCTCTCCATAAGTCTCCGGCCAGGATGCTCGCTCAATCTCAGGGCGATCTAGCATTACGTTCTCATTTACTATCGGGAGATCGTCTACCTCGTAGTCGTCTCTGATAAGCAGTAAATGAAACTTACCATCAGTTCCCCAAGTCAATACTCCATTCATGTGGTTCAGTAATTGGAATATATAATCTTTAGCTCCTATTTGAGTATGTAGTCGAGCACTTATTCCTCTATCTTCTCCATGCAGAGTTATTGCTGCTGCTAAAAAGGACTCCTCGTTTAGTTTACTCTCTGGAAATCCACTAGATACTAGAAGATACCAAATGGCATGCGCAGGGTTGTAGTCAAAATAAGCCTGCCCATCCTCGTCGAAAATGGAGTCATACTGCATGTTAGTCTATTTCTTCCGGAGGGTCGGGTACTGTTATTTGATTGTATTGGATCTGTACTTCTCCTATACTTTCCATCCAACTACCTCGCTCAACATCTGGCTCGTCTAGTAGCTCCTCTACAGTAATAACAGGAAGATCGTCTGGATCATAGTCATCCCTTACTAGCCTAACATGTAGCTTTCCATCGGTTGAGTAGTATAAAATCCCATTGATATGACTCAGGAGACTCTTAAGATAAGTTAAGCAGGTTTGATGATTCCTAAGTAGTACAGATACTCCTATTCCTTCCGTATGTATTTGCTCTGCTGCTGCTAGGAAACTACTACTGCTCATCCAGCTCTCCGGTAGTCCAGTTATTACTAGACACTGCCAAATTGCATGAACTGGATTATAGTTAAACGGGTAATACTCCTCGTCAAATAGTACATCTATATTGTCGTATGATCCCATAATTAAGTATCGAAAGAACACTCGGGCGCTTTTCTTAACACTACCTTGATAGTAGGGCACCGATTGTATGAGCCTATGTAACAGTTATGGAGATAGGCATAGCACTGTCTCCTATAAGGTATATGGTAGTCAAGATCACTATACCCGTCCGCAGGATCGAATGCTCCTTCTTCCTGCATTAAGTTTCCTAGTAAGTCATCAGGTTCTTGATCAGCAGTACCAAAATAAAAAGTCATTACTCCGATTATGCCCTCGTCCGCCATACTATTTCTACCTTCAAAAAACTCTTCTCCAGGACTGACTAGACCATTCTCGTCTTCAAATCCAGAAACCTTATCCCTGTCTCCTGTCATTAATATAATATTTACTTGTCCTTTGGTTGCTACAGTACGCTCTAGCTCTCCTGACCACACTACCTCGTCGTCTGCCCATACTGTGTATAAGGTATCTACAGGACCTAAACAAAATGCTAATGCCCAAGATAAGAAGTACCTCTGCCCCGTTACTACTTCTTCGTCACCACCACCGCCTCCTCCACTAGCGCCACCTCCCGAGTCTACATTTTCTGTTATCTCCGTCATTCTGTTATTGCCGTAAAACAGAAGATTGCCAGTAGTCTTCGCAGTACCTAGAATATCGGGTAACGGGAGTCCCTCTTGATTACTCATCATCTCCAGGTCATTCATTGTTGGCTCGCCGGGAGAAGGAATGTCAGGCACAAAAGGATCTATAATAGTTCCTAGTCCATACCCAATACTAAATCCTACAAATGCTCCCCAAGGTCCGCCTACTATGGCCCCGAGTACTCCACCTACTGCTCCTAGTACTAGATTAGTGAGTTTACCCATTTTTTACCCTAAATCCAAATCGTAGTCTCCCTATCCATGAGGGATCTTTATGGTATAGTCTACATACTCCTATTCTCTCTATCGACTGATAGACACTGCCATCATGATAGATTCCACAATGACTCGCGGCTCTACCAAATTGATATAGTAGTATGTCTCCATTTATCGGCTCTTTGTGCCCTACTTCAACAAATAATTTATGCGCCTTCAATCCCTTGTATAGCATTTGCTCCGAAGTATGGTGACACCAATCATGCGAGTATCTAGGAATATAATGTAATGCGTCTAGTACTGCTCCTACATTAACATATACAGTAAGAGCAAAATGGATACAGTCTGCTCCCGCTTTCTTTACTCCTGCGTAATGCCTAAAAGGAGTACCTATCCACTCTCGCAATTCTCTGTGTAGGATCTTTTGACTTTCTTTACTAGTAAAAAACCACTTCATTAAGGTATCCACTGCGATGGGTTATCTATTGGTATCCAAGGGTGTCCAAAGAAGTTGAGCATGTTATCGAACTTCTCTACACAAGTATGTAACTGTCTATCGCACCCGGCATAAGCTGTTATACTTTGACCAGAAGTAAAACTCGGCATGTGAAAACGGATAGTAATATTACTCCCTACATGGTCCACTATCATTCTATGATAATCTCCCCAAGTTAGAAAGCCTCTAGTAAACCACCCGTCTTCTTTGGTGGCAAAAGAGGAACTAGTCAGTACTACTCCATCCGAATCCACTGCCGAGACTGTAGCATTTACGCTCCATGCTGCTTTACTTAACCCGCAGAAGTCGTCATACAAATCGTTGTTACATCCTAATTGAAACCGATACTTAGGTATTCTCTGTTGGAGATAGTGCTCAAATCCAACACAAGTAGCAGTAGCATTGTTGCCCGAAAAGGCAACATTCTTTACTTGCCCAATAAAGATTACACTCGCCTCTTCGGGAGCAACATCTTCGTACCATTTAAGTACTTCTATCCAAATTAACTCGACCGGGTTTTGCCCTATGTACTCTAGCACCGGATTTTGAACATATCCAAAGGTACACCGGAGAGTACTTACTTCAAATTCGGTGTCGTACTGCACCGATCCTCTTGAGATTAAAGCAGGAGCATACTCGTTTCCACCATAAGTGATATCAAAGTCTGCCGAGGTATATCTCCAATGCTGTCCACCCTC